AATATTTCTTGCAATTCCTCTTGTTTCATTCTTTACCCTCCCTTTTGTTTTCTCTAATCCAATATTCCACTGCATACAGACAGAATACTGTCACCGCATACAGCAATACTGCGTATGGCTCCACTCCGTATATGGCTAATACGGTTAGAGCGGCTATGGTTGCGTTTTTCAAAAGATACCGTCTCCCTTCATAAAACTATTTTTGAGCGCCTTTCCTCTGGAACGCGGGCACTGTCCAATATGCTCCAGAGTTCATCCAGCGTCATGCTACCAGGGGATTCCAGGCGCTTAAATAACGTCCTGGTGGGGATGTTTGCTTTCTCGGCCAGCTCTTTCTTGGTGGCATTCTCTTCATAGGTATAGGCTTTTATGGCCAATCTAAAAGCATCTTCCCGGCGCTGTCTTGTTGTCAGGAATACTTTTGGCAAATTTATCACCTCATTTCTTGATTTTCCATTCTTTACTCCCTATAATGTACTTACAAGCCTCGCATGGCTGAGTACGAGCGAAAGGAGAAACAGCATGAAACTTGATACTTGTTGTATTCGTGATACACTTTTAGTTCTTGAAAATTGGCTTGTTTTAAATGATGATTTAGCATTTATCCCTCTGGATCTATGCGAAATATGCAAATCTGGTAGTATGCAAAAATATTCAAAATCTGATATCGCTTACACTTTAGTTCTTCTTGAGGAAGCCGGTTTTATTGAGGCAGAAATTGATTATACTTTAGAAGGAATACATGAAATAGACGTCATCCGTCTTACATTTCAAGGTCATCAATTTCTGGATACAATACGCCCTGAATCAATATGGAAGAAAATTCATGGCATTTCAGAGAAAACTGGCCTGAAATCTATAACTGCCATTATGGAAATTGCCAACACATTGCTTCCAGACGCAATAAAGTCTGCTATCCATTCACTATCTTTATGATTTAGGTGGTAATCCTTGAAAAGTACCATTATTCATTAAGTTTTCTTTCGCTTTAATGTTGCTGTCATTTACTGCTTTTAAGAGAATCTCTGCAATTGTTTCAGCTTCACTTGGAGAGATTCTTTTTTCGTTCATAAATTCAAGCAATTCTCCTGCTATCTTTATAAATTCCTCTCTTTGCATTTACGCCCACCTCCTTCTACTCTTCCAAGAAATACTCAATTGGCACGCCGAAGTAATCGGCTACCTTCTGCAGTTTATCGACAGCTGGTCTGCCATTCCGGTGCATATTGCCATTTGTCTGTCCGTAACTCCTTTGGCCTCCATACGTTTTCTGATATTACCTATGAGGAGAATGGCTTTTATATCTTCCTCCGATCTTTGCAGTTTTGGCATTATTGTCACCTCCTTATCCGGTCTTCTTACTGTCGACAAGAAACTTATTGATAAAATATTGCTGACCTTTTCCAGTTACCTTTGTGGTTTTATTTATAGTAGTATGTCCATCCGAATGAGTAACTGCCGTCTCCTTTACCTCGAACAATCCCATTTCCATGCTTCTCTGTGTGGGCGCATTGTAATCCGTACCCTTACGCTTGATTAAGTAACCGCTGTCCCTGAGATATGTAAAAAGGCGTTTTTCACCGGTTTCATATCCATTCTGTTTAAGGATCTTTGCCAGCTCACCAATCAGAATAGACTGTTTTGAGGTAGATACTGCATCAGCAAATATCTCCTTGGGTTTCATGCGGGCGTTATCGGCCTGTAACTGCTTGTTCTTCTCTCTCTCTTCCTTTAGTGCAGTAAAAGCCTTGATTGCCATATCGGGATTATTAAGCAGTTCGTCTACAGCGTAAGCCCCATGCTTCCTGATTGCTGGAAGAACCTCTGATGTGACCCAGTGTTTGAAGCGTTTTGCAGATTCCAACTTACTACCAAATATCAGTGCGTAGAGACCGGACTCATTAATAAATGTTGGATACTGCTTTCTTCCAAGGCTGTCTAAAATATATGGGGTAACGTTTTGTTCACCCATCTTCTTGTCATCAATTTCTACATGGTCACGCAGTGCCTTTTGCGGATTTTCATAACCAAGAGCGACCGCCACGTCTTTTCCCACAAGCCAAGGCTCGTCATCAATAGCTACCGTTCTTACCTGTCCAAATTCTTCGCTGTTAAAAATCTGTAATTCGTTCATGCATCCTCCTTTTCTTGCTATTTGGTGTATCATCTTCTTGTCTAGCAATTTTTCATAACTCCTGCTATAATTTTCATATCAGCACTGCTATGCTGAAACATAAATGAAAGAGAAGTGATTTATTATGGTTGGCAGAAATCCATTTCCCGTGTTATTAAAACAAATGGGGCAGCTATTCAAGATTGAGCGAAATGGGGAAATTATCAATTCTCTAAAAGGTCTTATTAATCGTGAAAACGATACAAAGCGTGACTATGTTGGTTTTATGCCCGGAAGTGACGTAAAAGCAGGTGACTGGATAATTAATCCCGTCAATGAAAGGTTTAACATCGAAGAAACCATTACTGCGTTTGACCGGATGTCTCCTTTAGAATTACGTGCTTTTACAATTTCTGAATCAAAATTTAATTCAAGGCAAAATACACCAGTATCTTTCCACGTTCAGAACGCATATGGTTCTGTAATTGGAACTCAATCTGTTGTTAATATGAATTACAACGACTCCATAAAGGCATCCAAAGAGCATATAGCAAATTCAAATTCTGCTGATAAAGCCGAACTGGAACAAATAATTAATCTTCTGGAAATGATTATTAATAACCAGGTTCCTCTCCAAAAAGGCATCTTTTCCAAATTTTCAGCTGTTATGGAACGTAATTCATGGATTACAGGTTCTATCACTTCTGCACTTTTAGGCTGGTTGACAACTCAGATACACTGACATCACCTCGAATAGTTAAGGAAAGCTCTGATTTTCCTGTATTGGAGCTTTCCCATCTGTATTCGCTAAAAATATCTGGTAGTATTTCACCATCAACTTCTATCAACAAACGTGATTCAACTTGAGATACTCTAATTTCTGTCTTCAACTCTCTCTCACCTCCTTCTACTCTTCCAAGAAATACTCAATTGGCTTACCCAATTCTTTCGCTACCTCATGGACTTTCAGCACACTTGGAATGTTCTCATCCCATTTGCAAATACTACTTCGGGGAAAATTCAGCTTACTCTCTAAAGCTGTAACGCTTATCCCTGCGTCGCTACAAGCCCTTTTGACTTTTTGGTAAATCACCTTTTTCACCTCCTCTTATGATAATTTTTCATGACTACGTAAAATTTTGAGATAAAATATTGACATTTTGCGTAAAATATTCTAAAATTAGAAGTACCAACAACCAATAATAAAATATCACTTTTACTATGCATTCGCAAAATCTTGCGTAACTCATACTTTTATTATACACAAGATTTTACGTATGTCAAGTATAAAATGCGCAAAATTTTGAGGTATAATAATATGGGATTATATGAACAGATACGAGGTATAGCTAAGACAAAAGGATATTCAATCAATAAACTAGAACAGGAATTAGGATTTGCCAGAAGTTCTATCTACAAATTTAATAAAAATAAACCCGGTATTGATAAGTTGCAACAAATCGCTGACTTACTGGGTGTCACTATTGACGAGCTTACAGGTAGTGCTGATACTATTCAAAAACAAGAACAAAAATTGAATACAAGGGATGAACGAGATATCAAAAATGATTTGGATTCTATTATGAAAAAGCTTACTTCTGGTGAAGAAGGGCCTGCGGCATATGATGGTGAACCTCTGGATCCGGAATCTGCAGAATTGTTTAGAGATGAACTTGAAATTGCATTACGACGACTAAAATTAATAAACAAGGAGAAATACACTCCCAAGAAATATAAAAAGTAGGTGAGTTCATGGGAGAAATCGAACAAATAAAATGCTTGATAGCATACTACAAGAAAAAATTTGGCACAAACGACCCGTTCGTGATTGCTGATAATTTAAACGTGCTCTACCAGATTGGGAATTGCAGGCACGAAGGTTACTACATGTTTCTTAAAAATCACAGGTACATTTTTCTTAGTAACAAGCTTGAGGACATTGAATCCAAAGTTGTGATGTCTCATGAATTGGCTCATGCTATCTATGACAGGAAAGAGAATTGTTATTTTATTCGGAATAGAACCTTGTTGTTAAATTCAAAAAGTGAGCGTCGTGCAAATCGTTTCGCAGCGTATTTGCTGATTGACGATGAAATGTTACGAGAGTTTTCAGGATATACCCGTGAACAATTTTGTCAATGCACTGGGTATCCGATGGAACTTATTGAGTTACGCCTTAAATAGGTTAATTCGCTTCGGCGTTTTAATAAATAACACTCAGGAGGAAAAGATATGGAAACTAGTGAAAAAAGAGGGCTTGCCATAGCGTCTATGGTATTGGGCATTTTGGGTCTTGTACTTGCCTGCTTATCTATTGGGTTATTCCCAGCCATAATCGGACTTATCTTAGGAATAATCTCTTTGGCAACGCATCGTGGCGGGCACGGAATGGCTATTGCAGGAGTTGTGACATCCGCCATAGCAGTAGCTATAGCAGTAATTATTTTAATCATGGGGGTTGGTGTTTCAGAAGCATTGGATAAAGAGTCCAACAAAAAATTGAATAAAGGTGGAGCTTCTGCTACATCTGCGGGTGCAGAAGACAAAGAAGAAAGCAAAACTGATTCAAAAGCAGATGAGAATAAAGCTTCTGAAGATGATGGTGTAATTAATTTTTCCGCAGACACATTTGCGGTAAAACTGACTGGATATGAAACCAGTACAGACTATGAAGGAGCGCCTTGCTTATTAGTGTATTATGATTACACAAACACTGGTGAGGACAATTCAAGCGCCATGACAGATTGCTACCTCAAGGCATTCCAAGGCGGTGTTGAATGTGATAGCGCAATTACATTGGAATCAAACGACTCAATGGAAAACTATATGAAGGAAATACAGCCAGGCACAACAGTAAATGTCTGTGAAGCCTTCAAAATCAGTGGACCTTCAGATGTCACCCTACAGGCATCAGAACTTATAAGCCTTAGTGACGATAAGGATACGCAGATAATAAAATTGCAGTAAAATTAAAAACCGGCCCCTGCGCCAACAGGAACCGGACCATATCTCCGAAGAGATACCACAAAATCTAGCAACTATATTGTATCATCTTCGGTGACAGCCTGCAAGAGACTGGCTGTTATTTTTATACTCTTTTTTGAAAGGAATGATTAAAATGCCAACAGCAAGAAAACTACCCTCAGGATCCTGGAGATGCCAGGTCTATAGCCATAGCGTCCCTGTATTCAATTCTGACGGATCTATAGCTCTTGATAGTAATGGAGAGCCGAAGATGAAAAGAATGTACGAATCATTTACCTCGGATGACCCAACAAAAAGGGGAAAGGCCGAAGCTGAGATGATGGCGCTTGAATTTTCTATGAACAAGAAAAAAAGAAATTCCTCCCGTGATCTAACTCTGCTGGAGGCCATAGACAATTATATAAAAGTCAAGGAACCCGTGTTGTCAAAGGCCACCGTATCCGGATACGTCAAAATCCGTAAATATGCTTTTCAAAATCTCATGGCAACAAAGTTGAAGGATATTGACACGGACGTATTGATCACCGCTGTGAGCCTCGAATCAGCCCGTAAAACGACGCAAAAGGGGAAGGATGGGATTATATCGGCTAAGACCGTTAGAAACGAATTTGGGCTGCTTACGGCGGTGCTAAACTATTACGATGTAGACTACAATGAGAAACGCATAACGTTGCCCAAGATACCCGATAAAAAGATTGCTTTGCCTGAACCGGATCAGGTCTTTAGGGCCGTTAAGGGAACTGACATTGAACTGCCCGTGTTGCTGGCAATGTGGCTGTCTTTTACTGCTTCGGAAATAGCCGGACTAACCAAATCGGAATCGCTGCTCGATGGTGGAAAGTATATTGCTATCAATGAAGTTGTATTGACCATTGATGGGAAGGAGTACAAGAAGGATACCGGAAAGCAGCCGAAACGCCAGAGAGTATTAAAACTACCAGAATATATCAAAGACTTGATTGACGAAGTATGCACTGACCGGATAGTACCTATGCCAGCAAATACTATATACCGTAAGTTAAAAAGATACTTAGTGAAAGCAGGTGTGGCCCCCATCACCTTCCACCAGCTCAGACACATAAACGCGTCTGTAATGCATTTGCTGAATGTGCCTGATATTTATGCTCAGGACAGAGGCGGCTGGGCAACAAATCACATAATGCATAAAAATTATACCCATGCTTTTTCGAGAGAGCGCATGGCTGTTGATAGTGCCATTGATAACTACTTCGTTGAGATTATGCAACACGAAATGCAACACGACATTTAAAGAATCTATCAACCATGCGGGTTTAAAGCAGCGGAGACGGTGGGATTCGAACCCGTGACTATATGCGCACCACCGTACACATGTACGCGTTACTGTGCACTTTTTGGCATGTTTTAATAGGTTTACCATATTTTTTTGCCATTTAGTGCGCACGTGTATGCACGGTAATGTACCGTGGTGCACGACTATGCAACACGAAATGCAACACGAAAATGAGATGATACAATATAGTTTAAAGGGCTGGCAGATGTGTTCTGTCAGCCCCTTTTGTCTGGTGATATTTTTTTGAAATGCAACAAATAATATAAACGTCGAAAAACGTCCAACCCTATTTATTGCACATCCCCACACAGGGAGTTATAATATCCATAGATATGAAATATAGATATGATAGCGGAACGGCCGGCACTGTAATGGTACCGGCCGTTTTGTACTTGACATCAGAGCTTCCAAGCGTTATCATTGAAAAAACTGGTAATACTTCCACCATTTCCTTCTTTGTCTAGAGGCTGTGCTTTACGCATAGTCTCTTTTCTTTTTTATGTCCACTAAAAAGGCCCCGGCGGGAGACTCGGGGCCTTACAGCGTTTTACAGTTGCCCTCTGTGCGTTGATAGTTACAGTAGTGCTCCTGTTTTATCAGTATAACACATCTTACCAGACTTGTCCACGTATCAGGCCGCCAGCATTTTTAGATTCTGGTTCAGCACGAACTCCTTGATCTGGTCATATCCCCACCCACAGTTCACCAAACCACTCACGATCATTTCAACTGATTGTACAGCCTTCAGTTCTTCCTCACTAAAATAATCCCGGAGATTCTCCTTTTTAGCTATGCCATATTCTTCTCGGAGATGTTTTGCATCTTTTCCGAATACCGCCTTATATACGATATTCGTATATGTGGAATAAGCATGGCCATGCATTCTTTCATTTTCTTCTGACTGCTGCAAAGCGTTGGTAAGAGCCTGACGGACAGCAATGCCTTTTTCGCGCTCCTTCATTTTACCAATGAGAACTTTTTCCATAGCATTAAACTGACGGATATAGGCCTCTTTAAACTTCATAGCTTTTTCCCCAGTGTAGCCCATAACTAACATGGTAAACCCATCGCGTGTCATATAATACATGGGCTGCCTTTTGTTTTGTGAATTGAGATAAGAGGACAGCTCAAAATTTAGCCGTCCAAATTCCTCACTGCAATCCATTTCCCGTATATCTTTCAAGACATTCTTATGTTCTTTTCCAAATGTCTCCGCTACATCCAAGCTTGTACATACTGTCACTTCATCTTTATTCATTTTCTTGATCTCTACTAACATAAAATCATCCTTTCGTTTTATTTTGTAGTGATAAGATATCTATGTTCTGTTTTTTATCTGAGCGCTCCCGTTTTGTCCGTGTAGCACATCTTTCCGGACTTGTCTACATAGTAGACTTTGCCCCCGGTCCTTACCAGCTCATCTGCAGCCATTGCTCCATTGGCTTTCAGGTAGTACCAGTTCTTTTTCCATTCGATCCAGCCTGTTTTCATCCAACCGCTACCGTCAAAGAAGAACCATACCCCGCCAATCTTTTCCCAATCATTTTTCACATATCCGCCGTCTGCATGACGGTACTACCAGCGGCCATCCCTTACCTGTATCCAGTTGTTCTTTTTGAGATATGCAGATACTGCAGATTTTGTCTTCTCTCCAACACATCCATCCGGATTAACACCCACAAGGCGCTGCACCCGGATAGTCTGTGCCTCTGTGTCTGGCCCGAAATCTCCATCAACATTTACACCGCTGCCGAATGTATTCAAAATTTTCTGCCATGCTGTTACCGCTGTCCCTGTATCGCCCCTGGACAGCCAGTTTTTGGTATTACCAGATGGAGTATTCCCGGACATTGCACTGCCTGTAATACCGGCTACAATGGCATTTGCCATCCTCTCTGCTGTATACTTTGCGGCATCATCCGTATTATCACAAAAACAGCACTCAATCAACAGGGCTGGGCTGACCGTATGCCGCAGCACATAAAGACTGGGATTTGTTTTTACTCCTCCTCCCCTTTTTGTGTATCCCAGTTCCCCGATCCGGTCTGCGATCCTCTGAGCATAGGATTCGGCGGCAGAGCCCCAGTTATAGATAAATACCTCTGTTCCATGTGCCTGTCCATTGTAGCAGTTGAAATGGATGGACACATCCAGATCCACAGCATGCGCATTACAGTTCGCCACGATCGCGGCAAGATTGCCGTTCACAGTTCCGGAGCTTTCATCCGTACAGTCATAGACTGTATGGCCTGCCGCCTGCAGTTTACGGATCACCAGGTCTTTCACCTTTCGGTCCTCTGATGTTTCGGAAAATATACCGGACGCTCCCGGAACCTTAAAGTTATGTCCTGCATGTACATTGATCTTCATTCCTTTTTCCTCACTTTCTATATTTAAGATTTCCTGATGTATCTTCAGTATCTTCTCCCCGTATCCTTTGCCTGCCGCCCATCCTGTATGGTTTGGGTTCTCCTGTATCCCCAGCCACTCCACATATTCAGCCATCCCGCGTTTTACGAAGTGGAAGCGTGGGTCTACGCATCCCTGTTTTAATGGCTGGTCACAGGCATAGGCTTTTAGGTGCTGGACCTGCGCACGGATTCCCAGCCGTGGACTGGGGAAATTGTTCCCTTTCGTTCCGGTGGCGGTCACACCCATCCCACAGAAATTGTTCTGTTTTAGGATGACTGCAGACCCGGCGAAGGTAAAATCCCCAGTCTCCAGACAGGATTGTGCAAAGGCGATATCACCTTTTACTCCCTCCGATTCTCCTTCTTCCAGATACAGCGGTATCATATCCAGTACGGACGGCTCCACACTGGGGTTTCTGCTCTTGATATATCTGCGCATCTGCTCTGCCGTGGCAGATGCTCTTCCCATGATCAATACACCCATTTCTTTTCCTTTCTGCTCAGAAGAGGACGATCACTCGCCCTCTGGTCCTTCTTCCGTTTCTTTCTTCCCGTCTTTTTTCAATAAGTTCCGCAGCATCTCATAAAATCCCGTGCTTGCCAGACCTGAAATCATACCGCCAAGCACCACCTCTGCGTTAATTCCGTTACTCATGTTGATAAGTATTGCGATAATTGTTCCCATAGCAAGAGCGGCAAGTGGGATGTACCTGTTTTTTATTGCAGGTATTGCCGTCTTGATTACATAGCCCACCAGCAGGCAGATGCCTAATATTACCGGGTTGATATAGTTTGTCAAAAAGCTTAAGTCCATGATTAATACCTCCT